AAGATTGGGTTTGCAAAGTGGACTAAACGTGATATACCAGATTGGTTTGTCGCAGAAGCATATGCAGGATTTGGTGAACCCGCTGGTTATGCCTCATGAAATTCTTAGAACTTGATAGAATTTCTACAGTTAAAAATCTTATAAATAATATTGTAGACGTAGAATTTCTTAAAGAGAAAGACGGTCATACAAGAGTCATGAAATGTACTCTAATGGAATCTGAAATACCAGATGATAAAATGCCAAAGTCAGAATTACTTTGGCACTATCAAGATACAGATAGAGTTATCAAAGTGTTTGATTTAGATGTCCAACAGTGGAGAGCATTTAGACTGGAGAATGTAATAAAGTTTGACATTTGTTGATTCTCCTGATATAATACACAGAATACAAAAAATACGTGAGAATACATGGAAGAAGTAAGAGAGAGTTCATCTTATGATAATTATCTAGATACAGATAATAGAATTCAAGATGACTACAAAGCAACATTAGATAAGTATGTTGGTGAAGAACTGACTACTGCCCTCCCCGATAAAGTTTTAACAAGAGAAGAAAAAGCAGGTGTACATAAAGTTTTATATGTGCATTTTCGTAATGTCGATGACATGGCAGAATACTGCTCTTTGATTGGTCAATGTGTTGACTACAAAACTAAAGTTGCATTTTATCCACAAGCAGACCCAGAGACTTCACTATTTGGTGAAGAAGAAGAACCTACTGGTATTAAGATAGATAAAAACTTATTACTTCCTCGTTCTAAAAACAAGAGTGAATCAGCATTAGATATAGAAATCAATGAAGGTGTTACAGATGTCAATGCAAAATGGAAAGAACATTGGGTTGACATGCCAGAATATGTGCAAGAAGAAAACCCATCGTTTCGTACAATACATATGCATTTTCGCACAGAGAAACATTATCAAGACTTTGCTAAACGTATTGGTCAAGAACTCACAGAAAAAACAAATGCTATCTGGCACCCGAAGTTAGATATTACAAAGAATAGATTTCTTCGATGGGTAGATGACGGGTTTACTTTCCCACTCAGACACCCAATGTATATTGTCTCGAAGGGTCGTGCAGATTCAATGATTACATCTAGGTCTTTATCACGTATGAAGATACCACATTACATCGTTGTCGAACCACAAGACATGCAAGACTATGACAAAGCACTTGACACGTTTGATATTCGTCAATATGTGACATTACTAGAAGCACCATTTTCGAATCATGGTGATGGACCTGGTCGTGCCAGAAACTGGGCATGGGACCACTCAATTAGTATTGGTGCAACAAGTCATTGGGTACTAGATGATAATCTAGCAGACTTCTATAGATTACATAACAATGAAAGAATACGATTCGAAAGTTCTACAGGTTTTCGTGTCATGGAAGATTTCGTTGACAGATACGATAATGTTTATATTGCTGGTCCTCAGTATCGATTCTTTATCGCACCAAATCAAAAGTATCCACCATATGTTGCAAACACTAGAATCTATTCTTGTTTATTAATACGTAATGATTGTAAACATAAGTGGCGTGGTAGATACAATGAAGATACTGATATCTGTTTAAGAGTTATGAAAGATGGTGATGTTTGTTTACAGTTCAATGCATTCATGCAGGGTAAGATGGCAACTCAAACAGTTAGTGGTGGTAATACTGCAGAATTTTATCATGCAGAAAATACAGATGCAATGAAAGAAGGTTACAATACTGATGGTACTATTAATAAGTCTCAGATGTTGGCAGACATGCACCCAGACGTTGCCACGGTCGTCTGGCGATACGGAAGATGGCATCACCATGTCAACTATAATCCATTTAAAAAGAATAAACTTAAATTCAAAGATAACATACATCTATCTACAGGTGTGAATAACTACAATATGATTCTCGATAGAAATTTTCAAGACCCGAGATTCAGTAAGTGAAAATAGTTTTACCCTACTCAGCACATAAAGGTTTCGATATCAATTCGACTAAGATGGTTGGTGGAATAGAAAAGTTTATTAAAGATGTTGCAGATAATTTTGATGTCATACCTGTTCGTGTGACAGAAGAAGATAAGAAAGCAAAAAAGATAAGACAGATAGTTGAATCAGCAATTGGTAGACACGAACCAGACATGCTCATGTTAAATCAATTAGGTATGGGTAATTATCTTTCGAAACTAGGCATACCAATCGTTGCAATCTGGCACGAACCACTGATTAGAACTATTGCACTTGAAAACAAATGTAGTTATTTAAAACAATTGCAATCGTTAAATGCTCATGTTTATATGGTAAGTGAATATCAAGAAGAGTGGTTTAGAGAGCAATCAATTAGAACTACTGGGTCAGACTTCGATGAAATACATGGTCACATTCACCCATCTTATTTAAAAGGTAATGAAGTAGTTTCTACAGAATATGAATATGACGTAGGAACAATTGGTTCTGCATATGAAAGCAAGAATCCATTTTACGTTCACAAACAATCTGATAATGAATTAGATAGTTTAGTATTAACAAATGATATTGCATATAAAAGTAATGCAGAATATTTAGATAAGAATAGAGATTGGCAAAAACCCCAAACAACTTTATTTGACTTAGACCATAATGTTGTTCTTGAAACAATAGCAAAGTGTAAAGTATTCTGTTCAACATGTCCAGAAGAGTCATATGGTATTACTGCTCAAGAGGCATTGGGTCATGGACTCCCTACAATATTAATTACAGATAAATCTAATAAACATGCAAGTGAATCAATAGCAGTAGATAAAACTCACTATCGAAAACTACCGAAGAATTGTAGCAAAGCAGACTTTGTTGCGACAGTAAAAGAGTTAGGTAAATTACCACTAGCACAAACTAGATTAGATATCTCAGAAAAAACTAAAGCAAAACATAGTCTACAAAATTGGAAGAAACAACTAGAAAATATCTTCGATAAACGTCTTGCAGACAAGAACGTAAGAAATTCACTGGTTGACTTTTTTGTTTGAATATGTTATAATAGTGTATTAGACGAGAGGTGTATAAATATGAATAGAGAACTATTTGTGAAAAAAAGAAAAGTATATAAACAAAACCCGAAACCATTTGAATGGGAACATGGTAGTTATAATGCTGGTGAAATAATAAATGGTAGTTGGGTATACTACGACTACTATGGCAAAGACGTTGACAATCCAGAAAATAATAGATACGAAGAAAATCCCCATACTTTTAAATGGGCATTTACAGACGATAAGTATGGTAATTATACAAGTCTTATCATAACTCATAAACATATAAAAATAATCGAGAACAATGCACCTGTCACACCCTATGGTTTGAAAAGGTGGATATGTGACGTAATCTTAAAGGAAGAAAATGACGAAACCAGAGAAAGAAACAACAAAAAAGCAAGAGCAAGAAGAAGCAGTAAATAATAATTTTCTAACAAAGAAAAAGTTTACTGAAATGATTCTTGAATCTGTTAAGAATGATGGGCATGGATACATTGATGCTATTGTCCATATATGTGAAAAGAACAACATAGAATTAGAAGACATAAAAAAATACATATCTCCAGCAATCAAAGACCAAGTTGAAGCAGAAGGTATGGATTTGCATATGTTACCTAAAGGGAATACATTGTTTTGATAATAAGGGAATCACGAATAGAACCGTATGACATTTTAGATTTAATTGAATTAACAAAGATATCTAACACTAAAAAAGCGGGAACACGAGACGAAAATATTTCATGGAGAAAAACATTAAGATATGAGATTGGACATACAATGTTTCCTGAACTATGTGAAAAAATTGAAAGTGTTACTAATGACGGAACTAAAGTAAATCAATTTGATTTGCTACTTTATAAAAAAGGTTATTATTATAAAAAACATAAAGACGTTCATAAAAAAGAACAAAGAACATGGACCTCTGTTACCATGATTGACAAGCAAGACTTGTCTGGTGGTGAATTAGTGGTCTACGTAGACGATGATGAAGTCGTTGTCGATTTAGATATCGGTGAAACTGTCGTTTTTAAATCAAGTTATTATCACGAAGCGAAAGAAGTGTTAAGCGGAAATCGTTTAGTGTTAGTAGCATGGTTAAATTAATGCTTGACTTTATTTGTGCAAACAAGTATAATGACAGCAATTTTATATTATGTGTAAGTGGACAAAAATAATACAACGAATACAAAGGAGAAATACATGTCATTCGCAAACTTAAAGACCAATAGAACAGATGTCTCAAAACTCGTTTCTGCCGTGCAAGAAGCATCAGGCGCCACAACTCAGAAGAAATCATATGAAGATGAAAGATTCTGGAAACCAACTGTCGATGAATCAGGTAATGGTTATGCTGTTATCAGATTTTTACCAGCAGGAGAAGGTCAAGAACTACCATGGGTAAGATACTTTGACCATTTCTTCAAGGGACCTACAGGTCAATGGTATGTAGAGAAGTCTCTTACATCTATTGGTCAGAAAGACCCATTGGGTGAATTGAATTCTAGATTATGGAATTCTGGTATCGATGCAGATAAAGAAACTGCAAGAAATCAAAAACGTAGACTACATCATGTAGTAAACATTCTTGTTGTCTCAGACCCTGCAAACCGTGCCAATGAAGGTAAAGTCTTTTTATATGACTTTGGTAAGAAAATCATGGACAAAGTTATGGACGTGATGCAACCTCAATTCCCTGGCGAAGAACCTGTTAACCCATTTGACTTTTGGGCAGGTGCAGACTTTGAATTAAAGATTACTAATGTTGCTGGTTACAGAAACTATGATAAATCTTCGTTCAAACCTACTACATCATTATATGATGCAGACGAAACTAAACTTGAAGCAACATACAACTCTATGTATAATGTTGCAGAGTTCGTTGACCCTACTCAATATAAGACTTACGATGAACTAAAGCAGAGATTATCTGTAGTTCTTGGTGAAGCAGTTGGTGAAGGTATGACTCAAAAAAGTGAAGACTTAACTAAAACAGCAGAAGCAGTTGAACCATCTTCGATGGAAACACCAGTTGTATCTGCGAGTGCGCCAGCACCAGAAGTTAATGCTACTGAATCAGATGATGAAACTTTGAGTTATTTTGCTAAATTGGCAAATGACGAATCGTAAAACTTGTTGATATAAAAACAAGTTTTTAGGGCGATACTAATTACCTCTCAGTATCGCCCTTTTTTTATCCCCTACTTTTTTTTCTAGGATTTACTGCTGGTTCTGGTGGGCCACTCATTGCTAGTGTGTCACCACTTGTAGATGTATTAGTATTTGTCGATGCATCTATTACTGTTGTGCCACCACCTCTAGATTCTTTTCTACTTGCCGCGGCCTGAATAGTTCCTTGTCTGTCTTCTGGTGCTACTTTATTTAAATCAGTTTCGTCTAAGTCTGCACCACCTCCAGATTCTTTACTTGTAACATCACTACTTCCACCATTCATTACTTCACTAAATTTTCTACCAAATGCTTCGCCCGGTGATTCGCCACCTGGCCCTAATGCACCT